CTTGCTCATCAGTCATTTAAGATAGGTAGAAATGGTATTAAGTACAAACCAAAGAAAGTTACTGATTATCAGAAATATGTCAGAGACCTAGTAGGTAAACAGTTGCCTTCTGATTTCAACATAATACCTTCTGGTACTCCTATCGTAGTAAATTATATAGAATACTCTTATGCTTATCCAAAGAGTTTAGCAAAAAAAAGAAGACTGCCTAAAGTTCCTAAAGTTACAAAGCCAGATTTACAAGATAACTTAAATAAAGCTTTCTTTGATTCTTTAGAGGGTTTTATATATGAACAAGACCAGAACATAGTAGAGATAAAAAACATGGTTAAATATTTTGGACCAGAAGACAAAATAAAAGTACAATTTGAATACTAATGAACATACAATTTGAATTTATAAAAGGATTTATGGTTGGCATAGACTATGTTGACGATATTGAAATACCACAGATTAATTCTACAGCAGAATTAATTAGGATTAGTTTAGGTATATTTTGGATAAATATTTTTATCTTTAAAGATGCTTGAACTATTATCTAAGAATCATAAAACATGGATTGCAATGGGAATGTCTATTGGAATACCAAAACATTTAGTGGGAGACTTTGTCCACGAAATGTACTTGAGACTAGATAAATACATGAAAGAACCAAAAAAAATTATGTATAACAATACGGAGGTAAATAAATTTTATATTTATGTAACTTTGAAAAACCTCTGGAATGATTATAATAAAGCTAAAGGTAAACATAAAATAATTAGACTAGATGATTATGAGGTCACTTATGAGGTTGTTGACCCTAAAGATGATTACTATGATACAGAAAAGCATAAAGCAGAACAAAAAATAATAGACAAAATAAAATATGAAGTTGATGAATGGGAGCATTGGTACGATAGGAAATTATTTAAAATATATTATGAGACAGATATAAGCATGAGAAAACTTGCAAAAGAAACTCATATTAGCGTTACATCTATATTCAATAGTTGTAAAAATTACAAAGATATAATCAAGTCTAAATTTGGTGAAGACTTTGAGGATTATCTAAACGGAGATTTTCACTTAATAAAAAATAACAATGAATAAAATACCACCACAACCAAAAGATAAAAGAACTAAAAAATATAAAGAGTGGGTTGCCAAGTATGGTAATCAGTCTAAAGGTCTTGGAGATACTGTTGAGAAAATTACTAAAGCTACTGGAATAAAAAAAGTAGTTGATACTGTATTTGACGCACTTGGAAAAGATTGTGGATGTGATAAAAGAAAAGAGATATTAAATAAAATGTTTCCTTACAATAAACCTAATTGTTTATTAGAAGGTCAATATAATTATCTAGGTGAGTTCTTTGCAAGAAACACTAACGTAGTAAGACCTTCAGAACAAAGAGATTTGTTAAACATATATAATTATGTATTTAACACTAATGATAAAACAACGAGTTGTGGAAGTTGTTTTGCAACTAAAGTAAATAAGCTTAAAGAGGTTTATAATAAGTATGAGCAGCCTAATTAAAAATAGCGATAGAGTTAGACAGGTTTTAGATTTTACTGGTGTACAGAATGGTAAAATGCACCCTTCTGACATAGACGCTGTATTAGAGTTTGACAATAAATATCTAATACTTATGGAAGTAAAATATGATGATTCATATATTCCTGTTGGTCAAAGAATGTTACTAGAAAGATTAGCTGAAGCTTGGGTGGCTGCTGGTAAAGACGCTGTAATTTTAAAAGTATCTCATAACTTTGAAGACGATAAAAAAGATATACCACTAGACAAATGTGAGGTAACTTATATTTGGGATAGAGTTAAGAAGTGGAAACAATTAGATAAATCCGTAAACTTAATAACTGTTATAAATAAGTTAGGCGAGTTCTGGAAATGTAAAAAGTGTAAATTTTGATAAAGAAAAGTAAACATCAGATTAGAAAAGAAATGCCTGTATATTCAGGTGTTCTTAATTATTTTCCTCTGGCTATAAAATATATATCTAAAGTCAGTTACTTGGGAAATGAACAGCATAATCCTGGTCAACCTCTACATTGGGATAGAGATAAGTCGCAGGATGAGTTGGATGCTTTAGCAAGACATTTGCTTGAAGCAGGGACATTAGACGAAGACGGTTTGTATCATGATGCTAAGATTGCTTGGAGAGCTTTAGCTAATTTACAGAAGTTGTTGGAACAGAAATAATTGGATTGTTTAATACTAGATATAATTATGAATGAACAAATAACATTATTAGACGGAACATCTTGGTATAAGGATGACATCTTATCGAGAATGTATGATGATAAATTTTATTATGATTATTTAGGAGAGGTTGCATTGTCTTCATCATCTGCTAAAAAAATGCTTACATCACCAAAACAATTTGCAAATAAACAAAGTATTGGTAATTTACCAGCTATCAGAGACGGCAAACTATTTCACATGATGGTTTTAGAGGAACATAAAATAGATGACAATTATATTTTTATTGATAGTTCAACTAGAACTACTAATAAATTTAAGGAATTAGCTGGAGCAAATCCACACAAAGAAGTAATCCTGACAAAAGAGTACAACGCACTAAAAGATTTACAGTCAAGCTTAAACAAAAACATAGAAGTAAGCGAGATGCTTAGAGGTGGTAAATCAGAGGTTCCACAAATATCAAACATATTTGGTTATCCGTTTCGTGGTAAAGCTGACTACTTTAAAGAAGATACTGTTATAGATTTAAAGACTACTTCTAAGCTTGATAATTGGCTGTGGACTGCAAAAAACGTTTGGCACTATGACTTGCAATGTTATATATACACTAAGCTTTTTAACGTACAAAACTTCTATTTTGTGGTTATAGAGAAAGGAACAGGTGAGATAGGAATATTTGACATAAGTAAAGAATCAATGGAGAAAGCAGGTTATAAACTTAAAAAGGTTTGTAAATTATATGAAGAGTATTTCATCAGAAAAATAAAAGACCCAAATGAATACGTTACAAGAGGTACACTATGACGAGTATCAAGAAAGAATAGAAAATGCTTACTATTTAACTCTGGTAGATATTTTAATGGGTGTACCAGAGAGTGAAATAGTTTTAGATATAAATGATTACATTGAATCTGAAATGTATGAAAATTGTGCAGGAATAGAAAAAGCTATAAATTTTGCTAAAGACAAGACTTATAGTGAAATACAAAGAGAGGTTTTATTATTAAAAGATAAGTATGAATAAAATAACATTAGAATCTATTGTTGAAAAAGTAAATAGACATCTTGACATTGACATTAGAAAAAAGAATAGAGTTAGAGAGTATGTTTATGGTAGAGTAATATACTATAAATTAGCCAGAGACTTAACTCAACATACACTAAAAAAAATAGGTAAAGAAGTTTTCAAGGACCATGCTTCAGTAAACGTTGGCCTTAAAAACTTTGAGTCAATGCTTTTCTATAAAGATAATTTCTATGCTACATATTTAGAAATTAAAGCTGATTATGATAATCATGTTATGTCTGATTCTTACATAAAGAATCCAGACACTTATTGGAAAAGAAAATATTATGCGTTGAAAAGAGAGATTTCGTTGTTGAAGGATGAGAAGAAGGTCACCTAAAGAAATAGATGAATATAAAAAGAAATGGAACTTACATCCATATAATACAAGATACAATCAAAGCCATGCTAAATGGTGCATTGATAATGGCTATCGGATTTATAGGGAACCTATTGGCTCTTGTACTCCTCTTTGTAATAAATTTAAAATCATTGTGGAGAAAGACGGAATTAAAAAAAGTGGTACTAAAATATATGGAAGAAAAGAAATAAGTGATGCAATATGGGATGCAATTAGTTATATATATATAAACTATGGGGAGAAAACCTAAACAATATAAATATGTCAAAGAAAATGATGGACGAAGAAACAATGGAAGAAAACAAGGCGTTAGAAACGTGCC